CCACACCGCCCGCACGCCGTTCGCGCGCGAGCCGATGCGCTGCCTGTCGCCGCTGCATCCCTGCAAGCGCGTGGTGACCATGGTCGCCTCGCAGATGATGAAAACGCAGATCGCGCTCAACTGGATCGGCGGCAACATCCACATGGCACCGGCGAACATCCTGGCGCTGCTGCCCAGCGAGAAGCTTGCGCGCCGCGTATCCAGCCGGATCGACAAAACGATTAAGGCGGTACCGGACCTAGCCAAGCGCGTTGCCAAGCCGCGTTCGCGCGATGCCCGCAACACCCTCGACACCAAGGAATTCGAGGGCGGCACGCTGTACTGCACCACCGCTGGCTCGGCCGCCAACCTGGCCGAGCTGGCCGCGCGCTACATCTACGGCGACGAGATCGACCGCTGGGATGTGGATGTCGACAGCGAAGGCGACCCCATCGAGTTGGCCGAGGCGCGCGGGACCACGTTCGGCCGCAAGGCCAAGTTTTACTTCTCCAGCTCGCCGACGATCAAGGGCGCCTCGCGCATCGACGATCTCTACGAGGCCAGCGACAAGCGCCGCTACTTCGTGCCCTGCCCCCACTGCGGCCAGCACCAGGTGCTGGAGTTTGGCAACCTGAAGTGGACGGACGACTACAACCGCGTCGACTACCTCTGCAGCAACACTGACTGTGGGGCGCTGATCGAGGAGCACCACAAGACGGCCATGTTGGCCGCTGGTGAGTGGCGAGCGACCGCACAGGGTGATGGCGAGACGGTGGGTTTCCACCTCAACGCCCTGTATTCGCCATTGGGTTGGATGGCCTGGCAGAGCCTGGCCAAACAGTACGACAAAGCCAAGCTGGCCGCCGACCGTGGCGACAACGAGCCCATGCAGGTGTTCTACAACACCCGCCTGGCGCTGGTGTGGGATTCCGCGCAGGAGATGACCAAAGCCTCCGAGCTGAAGGCCCGTGCCGAGGACTACCGCCTGGGCTCGGTACCGCCTGGCGCGCTGATCCTGACCGCCTCGGTGGACGTGCAGCACAACCGCCTGGAGATGCTGGTGATCGGCTGGGGCGAGGGGCTGGAACGTTGGGTTGTCGATTTCGTGGTGGTGCCGGGAGACCCGGCCGACCAGCGCACTTGGCTGGCCCTGGACGAGCAACTGAAGCGCCGGTACCGGCATGCCTCCGGCGTGGAGCTGGCCATCTGCGCCACCGCCATCGACTCCGGTGGCCACCACACTGACGAGGTCTACCAGTTCACCCGGCTGCGCCGCTGGCGCAACGTAATTGCCGTGAAGGGCGCGAGCAAGCCAGGTCGCCCGGTGCTGGCCCAGCGCCCCTCAAAGGTCGACGTGAAACACAACGGCCAGACCGAGAAACAGGGCGCCGAGCTGTGGATCATCGGTACCGACACCGCGAAAGACTGGATCTACAACCGCTACCCGTTCGCCGACGGCCCTGGTGCGCTGCACTTCTCCAATGACCTGCCCGACGAGTTCTACGAGCAGGCTGTGGCCGAGCGGAAGATCACCGTGTACGTCAAGGGCTACAAACGCACGGTTTGGGTGAAAGGTAAGGCTGAACGCAACGAAGTACTCGACCTTCTGGTTTACAACCAGGCCGCCGCCCAATTCCTGGGCCTGCACCGCTACCACGAGGCCGAGTGGGGCCGGCTACGCGCTGCGGTCAGCCAGGGCAGCCTGTTCGCTCAGCCCGCGCCGAGCAGCGCCGCGCGAGCAGATGATGAACCGGCCCCCCGGCCAGCACCCGAGCCGCCCAGCAAGTCAGTACCGCAACCAAACGCGCGCCGGGTATCCCGTAGCGCCTACCTGAAACGATGACGAGAGGGCGCCCCATGGCAAGCGCACAACAGCGCCTGGATGAAGTCCGGGCGTCTATCACGGAAATCCTCGAGAAGGGGCAGAGCGTCAGCAAGGGTGACCGCCGGCTGGATCGTGCCGCTCTCGCCAGCTTGCGCATGCTGGAATCGCAGTACGCCACTGAAGCCAACCGCGAATCTCGCGCCGGGCAGCCGCGGCAGGTAAGGCTCTACAGCCGTGGCAAGGGGGCGTGATGGGTTATCGAATTCGCGCCAACCCGCGCCGCCTGCAGATGCTCAATAGCTACGAAGGTGCCGGCCACGGCCGCCGCTCGCAGAGCTGGGATGCCCCCGATGCGGCCCTAAACGCCGTGGCGATTCCTGCGCTGCCCACGCTGCGCAAACGCTCCAAGGCGGCAGTGCGCAACAACCCATGGGCTGCCAGCGGCATCTCCAAACGGGTCACCAGCCTGATCGGCTCCGGCATCACGCCGCGAGCCCAGATCAAGGATGCTGACCTGCGCAGCGCCATCAACCAACTGTGGAGCGATTGGGTCGATGAGTCGGACGCCGACAACCTCACCGACTTCTACGGGCAGCAGAGCGTCATCGCCCGCATCGTCGAGGAATCCGGCGAATGCTTCGTGCGGCTGCGCTACCGCAAGCGCGAGGATGGCCTGGCGGTGCCACTGCAGCTGCAAATACTTGCCGCCGAGTTCGTGCCGCTGGATCGCAACTTCGTAACCCGCCGTGGCAACGTAGTGCGGGCTGGCATCGAGTTCGACCAAGTCGGCCGGCGCGTCGCGTACTGGATGTGGAAGAACCACCCCGGCGACGCGCGCGCCCTGGGTGCCTCCTACAACACCCTGAACCGCATCCCGGCCAGCGAGGTGCTGCACATCTTTGAACCGCTGGAAGGGGGCCAACTGCGCGGCATCCCACGTCTGGCACCTGTGCTGCTCCGGCTCAAGTCGCTGGACAACTACGACGACGCGGTTTTATTCCGGCAGGAGGTCGCCAACCTCTTTGCCGGCTTCATCACCAAGCCGCCCGGGGATGGGCCGCCGGCCCTCGACCCTGCAACCGGACAGCCGTTCAAGGCTGACTCGGACGGCGTACCCATGGTTGCCATGGAGCCCGGCACCATGCAGGAGCTGATGGAAGGGGAGGAGGTCAAGTTCTCCGACCCTCCCTCTGCTGGCGACACCTACGTTGACTTCATGCGGCAGCAACTCATGGCCGCAGCAGCGGGTATCGAACTGCCCTACGAACTGCTGACCGGCGATATGACCGATATCAGCGACCGCGTGCTGCGCGTGCTGCTGAACGAGTTCCGCCGCCGCATCGAGCAGCTGCAGTTCGGTGTGTACGTGTTCCAGCTTTGCCGGCCAGTTCGCGCCGCCTGGCTCGACGCCGCCTGGCTCTCTGGGGCCATCGACCTGCCGCAGTACTTCGAGCGCCGCCGCGAATACCTGCGCACCCGCTGGGTACCGCAAGGCTGGGCCTACATGCACCCCGTGCAGGACGTGCAAGGCAAGCTGCTGGAGATCAAGGGCGGCCTGGCCAGCCGCAGCGAGCACGCGCTACGCAGCGGCTATGACGCCGAGGTCATCGACCAGGAAAACGCCGACGACAACGCTCGGGCCCAGCTGCTCGGGCTCGACTACACCACCGACACGGCCGCGATGGCGGACGAGAAAGAGGACGGAAAATGATTAAGCACAAACACCTGGCACCCGCCCTGGCCGTTGCATTGGCAACGCCAGGGTTTGTGTATGCCGCGCAGCCTCGCATCCTCAACAAGGCCGGCATCGCACCTGAGCTGCAGGCCGAAAGCTGGTACAGCTTCAAGGCCGCCGACCAGGCGGGGGGCAAGCCAATCGAGGTCTACATCTACGGCGACATCGGCTTCTGGGGCATGACCTCAGGCGATTTCATCCGTGACCTCAAGGCTGTTGACGATGGCGTATCGCAGATCCACGTGCACTTCGACACCGAAGGCGGGGATCTCTTCGACGGTATTGCCATCCACAACACCCTGCGGGCCCTGGGTGAGCGCTGTACTGGCTACATCGATGGTGCCTGCTTCAGCGCCGGCAGCGTGGCCGTATGTGGGGCGCACCGCGTAGTCATGGCCGACAACGCCATGTTGATGATCCACAACCCATGGACCTGGATGGCCGGCGACAGCGACGAGCTGCGTAAGATGGCAGACATGATGGACAAGGCCTTCGAGGGCATCGTGGCGAGCTATCAGCACCGTGCGCTGAACGTTGATGATGCTGAGCTGCGTCGCATGATCAACGACACCACCTGGCTGACATCTGCCGAGGCCTTGACTCATGGTTTCGTCGATGAGGTGATCGGCGAAGGGCAGCCGTTCGCCAACAACGCCGAGCGGGGCAAGATCCTCAATCGCTATCGCAACGTGCCAAAAGCTGCCCGCCTGTTGGCTGAAGTGGACGATCCACCCGAGCCAGAACCTGAACCCGATCCGGAGCCCGATCCAGCCTCCCCGGAAGCCTCCGAGCTGGCCGCCAAACTGGCCGCCGACTGCGAGTCTGCCGGCCTGGGCAATTGCCTGCCCTACCTAATCCGCGCCAGCGCCCTGGCCAACGCCGAGGCCGTGCAGTCGCACTTCACCCGCGCCAAGGAAGTCCGCGCCGCCTGCCTGGTGGCCAAAATGCCCGATGAAGCCCAGGGCCTGATCGAGGCTGGCCTGAGCGGCGAACAGGCCCGTGCGAAGCTGTTCGACAAGCTGGCCAAGAAAAGCGCCGAAGTCGAAATCAGCAACCTGCCGCCGCTCGAAGATGGGCCGCAGGCCAGTGCACACCAACCCCCGGCACCTGGTGAGGTCTACGCCCGGCGTCGCAATCAAGCCTCGAAAGGAGGAAACAACGCATGACCATCAAAACCGAAGGCGTGTATACCGGTGAGTTCCTCCTCTCGGAGGCCAGCGGCACCCGCAGCCGCGAGGAGGTGGTCATCGCCGCCGGCTCTGGCATTCTCAAAGCCGGCACGTTGATCGCACTGATCACCGCCGCCAACGCACTGACCCCCACCGCCGACGGCGGCAACACCGGCAACGGCACCATCGGTTCGGTGACCGTCACCAGCGCGGCCATCACCGGTAACTACCTGCTCACCATCACCGCCGCCGCGGAAAACGCGGGTACGTTCGAGGTGGTTTCTCCAACCGGGCAACTGGTCGGTGAAGGCACTGTCGGTGTGCCCTTCACCGGTGGTGGCCTCACCTTCACCCTGGCGGACGGCTCCACCGATTTCGCGGTGGACGATGCATTCACCCTGGCAGTGCTGGCCAACCTGGGCGAATACACCGACTACGACGACGCCGGCACAGACGATGGCCGCCGCACTGCCAGCGGCATCCTGTTCGCCTCGGTGGATGCCACTGTTAACGACGTTCGCGCCGTAGGCGTCATGCGTGACGCCGAGGTGATCGAACCCCTGCTCACCGGACTGGACAGCAACGGCCGCGTCGACCTGCTGGCCAAGGGCCTCATCATCCGCCCCTAACCGCCCCCAGCGGTAACCCCATGACCCAAGCCCCGCATAAGCGGGGCTTCGCATTTCTAGGAGCCCACCATGGCTGAGATCAGCATTTTCCAAGACGAGGCGTTCGGCGTTGACGCGCTGCTCACCGTTATCAACGAAGACCACGTACTACCGGGGCAGATCGCCGCCGCTGGCCTGTTTGAAGAACAAGGCGTCAGCGGTACTGTCGTGCAAATCGAAAAGGACGGCATGACTTTGGCCCTGGTCAAATCTGCGCCCCGCGGTAGCACCGGCCAGGTCGTGACCGGTAACAAGCGCAGCTTGATCCCGTTCAACACTGTGCACCTGCCACAGAACTTCCAGATCCTGGCGGACGAGATCCAGGGTATTCGCGCAGTCGGCAGCGTGACTGAGCTGATGCAGGTGCAGGCCTACGTTGCTCGGCGTGTCGAAAAGGCCCGCCGTCAGCTCGACCTGACCCATGAATTCCAGCGCATTGGTGCCATCAAGGGCAAGGTGGTCGATGCGGATGGCCAAAGCGTACTGTTCGACATCTTTCAGCGTTTCGATATCCCACGCCCCGCCGCTTTCAGCATGGAACTGGATAACGCTGCAACCGACGTGAGCAGCAAATGCGTCGAGGTGTTGGGGTCTCAGGAGGACGCGCTTGGCTCCGTTACCAGCACTGGCGCCCATGCCTATTGCGGCAAAGTCTACTGGGCAAAACTGATTGCCCACAAAAATGTGCGCGAGGCCTACCTGGGTTGGGAGAAGGCCGCACAGCTGTTAGGTGATCGCCGGCTGCCCTTCGAGTTCGGCGGCATTACCTGGGAGCGTTACAAGGGCAAGATCGGGAACATGCCGTTCGTGGCAGACGACCGCGCTCACGTAGTGCCGACGGGCGTGCCGGAACTGTTCCTCAGCGCGTTCGCTCCGGCTGACTACATGGAAACGGTCAACACCGAGGGCATGCCGTACTACTCCAAGCTGGAGGTGATGAAGTACGACAAGGGCGTAGAGGGCGAGGCGCAGTCCAACCCGCTGCACCTGTGTACCCGCCCGGCCGCCATCCGTGAGCTGACCATCTGATATGGCCAGCTTCGGTGAAGCAATCGACGACATGGATGACGCCATCATGTCGTCGCTCGGCGACGGCACCGGTGACTATTACGATGCCGTCGGCATGCCGGTGGCTCAGGGCCTTGAGCTGATAGTCGACCACAACCTGGAGCGTGCTGGCGCGGGCGGGGTATTCCTGACTGATGCTGTTGCCGTCACCTGGAGGAAGTCATATCTGGCTACCGTAACCCGCGGCGGCTACTTCGCCTTCGGGGCTGTCCGCTACATCGTCGAGGCCACCATCGCGGATGACGGACACATGGCCACGGCCGTGTGCATGGTGCAGCCATGAACCGACTGACCGAGGCGCGCAAGGCGCTGATTGAGCGGTTGTCAGTCATTACCCCGGCAAACGGGTATCTGACTGCGGCGGGTACGAATGTGCGCTCTGGTTGGTTCAATGAGGTGATCAACTCAAACGATCAGGGCTTCCCCTTGATCGTCCTCCAGCGCGCCAAAGGACGGCCCGCCGACCAAGGCGCCGGAGCGATCAGGGTTTATCCGGGTTTCTACGTGATCGCCGCAGTCGATGCCGGGCTCGATGGCTACGACGATGCGCTCGATGACCTGGAGCTTGACCTGCTCAAGTGCCTGATGCCCTCGGGCGGGGAGTTTGTCGAGTGGGCCCAAGGAATTGGCGTAACCGGGTTCACCATTGGTGCCGCCGAGCACTTCCCGCCA